CCTCTGCGGCCCGCTGTTTGTTCTTACGCCCAAAAGGACCCGCGCCCCGCCGGGACCACCCGCACCCCCGCCGCCTCCAGCCTCGCCAGGTCATCCCGGGCATCCTCCAGCCGCTCCGCGATTTCCCCCAGCAACTCCAACTGCCTCCGCGCCTGGTCTCCATTCCCGGGCGCGGCCACTCCCGGGCGGATACTCACGCCGAACCCGCCCGGCCTCTTGGTCAGCTCCACCCGCTGTCCCGTGGACCGGAGGGCCTGGACAGCCTCCGACAACGCCACCACCGCCGGGAGAGCCCTCCACGCGGCCTCGGGTTTCCTCTCGGGCATCCCGCCGGTTCCCGGTAATTCATTCCATCCCATTCTCTTTTCCTTTCCGGTCAGGGGTTGGTCAGAGTATGGTCAGGGCAAAAAAACGGCGCAGAGCCAGCGCAACCAGGGGTGGTCAGGGCGTCCAGGGCAAAACCGCACTCTGTTCGTGATGAGTTGTTGAGACTCACGCACACGCGCGCGCCCACATGCGCGGGTTTCGGTTTTGACCCTGACCACCCCTGACCACCAGCCGAAACCCTTGCCGGGCCTTGCTCTCCGCAACCAGCCCCGCCCTGACCATGCCCTGACCTCGCCCTGGACAGCACCCTGACCACCGCGGCGGCGGAACCCAAAGAGGGGGTGCGGGGGATCCCAAACCGCCTCCAAAAAACAGGGGTGGTCGCGGATTCGGCCAAACCCTCGATGTGCGCGCCCGTGTTCCGTTTCATGCCGCCTATCCTTCCGCCAGGGTCAGCCCCTCGACAACCTGCAACCGGGCCTCTCCTATGCGCAGCCTGGCCGCCCGGACGGTGGCCTTGGCCGAATACAGCTCCATGAAAAAATTCCCGTTGCTCATGGGCCGGTTCCCGTTCTCGCCGCACCACTCCCGGTATTTGGAGTACAGCTTGGCCTTTTCCACGGTGAACCCATCTCCGAACACGCATTGCTCATCCACGAACGCCAGGATGTTGGAGTTGATCTTGCGGTACTCCAGCATGGCCTGGGAGGTCTCCTCGCACTCGGTCCACGCCCGGCGCTCCACCAGCCGGCGGTATCCCTCCAGGGCCCACAGGAAGATCCCGGGCAGCTCGGCCAGGAGCTTGCCCTCCAGGTCCGGGTCCGCGTCCTTGCCCAAAAACTGCCGCTTGAACGGCACGATGATGATCCGCCTGTAAAGCCCGTCCGAATGGTCCAGGATCCTGGGCAGCCGGTTCATGGCAAAAATCATCTTGGCGTGACTCACGAACTCGAACCCGTCATGCCCCTTGTAGGCGGCCCGGATCGGGTCCCCGGTCACCAGGGCCTTGAACGCGCTAGACCCCATGGGGTCAGAGGGGATCTCGGTCCCGGCGTTCAGCCATTTGCGGTAAAGCCCCACCCGGGAAAACTCCTTGTCCAGGTCCGCGAACCCCACGGCCGCCGTGTTTTTCTCCCCCACCAGGGCCTGCAAAATTTTGATGAACAAACTTTTCCCGTCGCTTCCCGGCCCATGCAGGAACAGGCACCGGGCCATGGCCGTCTCCCGGAGGAAACACGAGCCCATGAACTCCTGGAGCACCATGGCCGGCCCTTCGTCCTGGACCGTCTCCCCCAGATACCGCCACCAGGCGTTGGGGATGCCCGCGTCCCGGGAATAGGGCACGGCCATGCAGAACGTGGAGAAATCGTCCGGGTTGTGGGGGTGCAGGGTCAGGTCCCGGAGGTCCAGGGTCCCGTTCTCGCAGGTCAAAAGGTGGGGCCGGTCGTCCATCTCCCGGCCATCGGGCAGCGAGCACAGCCACTCCACGCCGCGCCTGGCGTCCACCACGCGCCCCTGGTTGTATTCGTTGCCCAGCATCAGGGTGGCCACGCTCTCCACCCTGGACGGGTCCCAGGGCTCCCAGACCCGCCCGTCCCACCGGTACAGCACCCCGGTTTTCGGGTCCTTCACCAGCCGCTCCCGCTCCATGATCTCCCTGGACAGGAGGATGGGTTTGAACGAAAGCCGGTCGTTCATGCCCCGCTCGAAAAACCGGATGGGCGATTCCAGCACCGCCGGCGCCGAATCCATCCCCGGGGCCACGCCCACCAGCTCCCGCAGATCCGCCGCCGTTTTCCCGTGGCGGACAATGAAGTCTGTCAGATCCTGGCCGTGCTTTTCCGGCCACTTGCCGGTCTCCGGATCCCGGCCCATGGAATCCGGCCAGGTCAAAATCCTGGGCGAGACCCCGGCCCGGTCCCGGAGGGCCGCCGCCGCCTGGGCCGCGTATTCGTCCCCGGGCTGGTCCGCGTCGTAGGCGATCACCACCTCGCGCCCGCGGAAAACCTCGATGTCCGGGGCCGGCCAGTTTGCCGCTTTGGTCTTGGAGGTCTGGGTCAGGGCGTTGAACCCCTGGCAAAAGGCGCAGATGGCGTCCGGAACTCCCTCGGCCAGGAGGATGGGGGAGGGGGAAGGGGAGGGGGCCAGGACCTGGAGCGGAAACAACCGGGCCCGCCCGAACCCTTCCCCCCAGGAAAAGATTTTGGCCTCCTGGCGGCCGTCCTCAAAGGTGCGCCGGTCCCAGGGCTTGTACCGCAGGATATTGACCAGGGCGCCGTCATGCCCGAAAACCGGGATGGCCAACCGGTCCGCCTTGCGGGCCCGGGTCAAACCGCCTTCCCGGTCCGGGAACCAGGTCAAAAGCCGGATCCCCAGCCGCTCGATGCCCTCGGCGGTCCACCCGCGCTCCCGCTCCAGCCGGGCCACCCACTCCGGGGGGAGGGGGTCCATCTTGGCCAGGGCGGCCGCCAGATCCGAAAAAGGCGGAACCTTCCCCGCCTTTCCGCCGGCGCCGCCGTCACCATCCCCCTTTGACAAAGGGGGCCCGGGGGGGATTTTCCCCCCTCCATTTCCACCGGCGCCGCCCCCACCATTCCCACGGGCCCCCCGGCCGTTCCCATTCCCCCCATGGTCCGGCGCGAACCGGTCCTTGAACTCGATGAACCCGGCCCGGTCCCCCAGCCCGGCGGTCCGGGCAAACAGCGCCACCAGGTCCCCCCCGGCGTGCCCGGGACACCCGGCGTTCAGACAGCCCCACACATCCTTGTCCAGGTTGTAGGCAAAACTCGGGTTGGCATCCTCATGGAACGGACAATGCCCCCGGACCTCGGCCCCGGTGCTTGCCCGGTCGTCCACCCGAAACAATCCGCCGGCAATGACCAACCGCTCATCCGCGGAGAGATTTTCAGCCGCCCACCCCATGGTTACTCCTGGTGTCCCTTTTGGTGTCCCCAGAACAAAAAAAGGACACATAACGGCGCGAAAGCCAACTCCGCACCGCAACGTATCCCTTTGAAATCAATGTATTTACGTGTTTACGAAAAGTTGCGCACAGGCCTGTCAAGCCGGAGGTCGCGAGTTCAAGTCTCGTCGTCCCCGCCATAGAAATCAAGGGGTTAGCCGTTTTCGGCTGGCCCCTTTTTTTTGTCGTGTGTCCCGCTATGTGTCCCGAGAATTTCCATGGTGTCCGAGAGGTCGCGCCCGAGGCCGTGCAAATATCCTTCTGTGGTGCTGAGTCGTTGGTGCCGGAGGACTTCCTGGATTCGCCGCATGGGGACACCTTCGTCAGCCAGGAAAGAGGCGACATGGTGCCGAAGGGCATGATAACCGAACCGCTCCACCCCGGCACGTTCGCAAAGCCGTTGAATCCACATCCGATAATCCCGGAAAGGCTCCCCCTTGTATCTCCGGTGACGGGCCACAAAGACGAACTCGCTTTCCGGGAAAGGGGTGTTGGCCCGCCACCACTCCAGAGAATCATGGAGTTGGGCCGAAAGGGGGAGCCAGTCTTCGCGCCATGCACCGCCCCGGGTCTTCCTGGTCCAAAGGCGGATGCGCCGATGGGCGAAGTCCACGTCATCCCACCGGAGGCGAAAGACTTCCGTCCTCCTGGCCCCCGTGTTGAGGTAGCACAAAAGCATGACCCGATCTTCGCCAGAGGACACGGCAAGGACACGTAGAATGTCTTCCCTTGGCGGGATATATTTTTTGGATCGTTCATGCGTGAACTTTTCGGTCTTTTGCCAAGGGTTGGATTCCAGGCCAAGGATCTTGATGCCCCATGTCCACATGGCGGAAAGGTTCTTCCGGTGCTTGTTGGCCGCGTTGGGGCTCCGGGACCGGCTGATTTCAAGCATGTAGTCGTTGACCTGGGCCGGGGTGACGGCCTCGGCGTCCATGTCCCCGCCAAGGAAAGACCCAAACTCGCGGATGATATGGAGTTTTTCATTGTGGGTTTTCCCCACGAACCGCGCAGCCGTGAACTCCAGGTACTTCGTGGACAGGTCCAAAAATCCCAAACGGATCAGCGGAGCGCCGGCGTCCCGCCGTTTTCGCTCGGCGCGCTCCCACTCGCCCGCATCCCGTTTGGTGGCAAACCGCCGGGTGATCCTCTCCCCGCCCGATTTCACCACGCCCCGCCAGCCGCCCGTTTTTTCCTTGTAAGGCATCCGCCAACCCCAGCTCGGTGAAAAACCAGTTCCGCCCAATCTTGACGCCGTTCAGCTCCGCGGCGTGGTCGTACACCCACCGCGCGCTCATGCCCATGATCCGGGCCACGTCAGAAATTTTCAAGGGGGAAATCCGGTCCATCGTATTCCGATCAGGGGAAAGGGGCAAGGTCATCTCTCCATCGCCATGGGCATCACCCCGAACACGCAGAACCACTCCCGGTCGCCCGCCGGCAGGAGGAACAGGGGGCGGTCCGGGCCTTCGTACTGAATGGCCACGGGGTCCGAGTCGGCCGCGGCCACGCCGTCCGCCAAAAATTTGAGGTTGTACACCAGGCCGGGGATGGGCTCTCCGGTCCACTCCACCGGGCACCGGGACACGCACTCGCCCAGGTCGGGGTTTACGGCCGTGATCACGGCCTGTCCGTCCCCGGCGGCCAGGACCGCTCCGGGGTGCTTGTCCGAGAGCACCAGGCCGGCACGGCGCATGGCGGCCGCCAGCTCCCCGGGCGCCGTCGTTCCGCGCCCAAGGGCCACCCCCGGGAGGAACGAGGAGCAATCCGGAAACTGGCCGGCCACCAGGCGGATGCCCAGGGCGGCCTCGTGGCCCACGGCCCGGAGGAACGAGCCCTCCACCGCCAGGGACACGGGGCCGGACTCCAGGAGATCGTGGAGGGCCTGGGCGGCCGCCTTGGGCGGCACCACGCACAGATCCCCGCCGGCCCAGGGGCCGCCGTCCGCGATGCAGATCCGGTGCCCGTCCGTTGCCGTTGCCCACAGCCTCCGGCCCGCGTCCCCGTCCACAGCCTGGAGGAGGAACCCGGCGATGTGCGCCCGGGTCTCCCCCTGGCCCGGCCGGCCAAATGCGCGGGACACGGACGAAACCGCCCGGGCCAGGGCCGCGCCGTCCACGGAAACCGCGCCGGCGGCCACCACCGGGGAGGTCAGGCTCCCGGCGAAATCGTCCGCGAACAGGCCGGCCAGGTCCCAGGTGCCGCAACCCGTGACGGCCAGCCGGCTCCCGGAGCTCTCCAGCCCCACCGCGCCGTTGGCCGCCGCGGCCACCTGGCCCAGGATGCGGCCGGGCACGAGGGCCCGCCCGTCCTGCTCCACGTCCGCCTGGACGAAAACGGAAACCGCCAGGGTCAGGTTGTCCGCGTGGACCCAGAACTCCCCGTCCCGGGCGTCCAGGAGCACGTGGGAAGTCCACTCGATGCCCCCGGACGCCTTGCACACCGGCAAACACCGCTCCAGCGCCTCATGCAGCCGCTTTGCCGAAACCGAAACCCTCATGCCACCTCCCCAAAAAGTGAGAGCTGCCGTGGCCCCGTGACCTGATCGGCCACGGACGAAAACCGTTTGAGCAGGGCCCGTGCCCGGCGGGCAACGGCAAGGTGCTCATCCCGGCGCCAGGAGCCATGAGACCACCGGACTTGACACCGCTCCATCTCGGCCAACCGGGCCGCCAATTCCTCGATGGCAACCGCCACAGCCAGACGCCTGGAGGAGAACGGCTTTTGACTCATCATCGGGAGCCAGGATGGAGCGCAGGCACCCGTGTTTGGGAACCCGCACGCCATCGAGTAGGACCACCTCCACCCGTCTTTCCACTCGGCCACCAGCACGGTGCAAAAATCGCGGACCTGTTCGCCCACCATCAGGGCCACCTCGGGCTCCTCAAAAACGCCGTGTTTGTTTGGCGCGCGCATGGCCATTTACGCGGCCCTCCGCGCGTTCCGCCGGGGCACCACCACGCGGGTGCCGTTGTCCAGCTCCACCAGGGCGTTTCGGGGTCCGGGGCCGGTGGCCATGGCCAGCACCTTGCAGGGGCGGTCCTGGAGGCCGGGGGAGAGGAACGGGGTTTTGTCGGCGGCGTAGTGGAGCACGTGGCCGGGGTGGCCGGCGTGGACGATCTCCACGGCCACCTCCCGCCCGGCGGCCCGGCAGAGGGCCGCGCGGATCTCGGCGCCGAACTGGTCCATGGCCATGCGCGCGCCCAGCTCCGTGTCCGCGCCCAGCACCACCCGGCCCTCATCCTCCTGGAGCACCCGCAGAGGCCGGACGAACATCTCCCACCCGCCCCAGGGCAACCGGGCCCGCAACTCCCGCCGCGTTTTGGTCCAGATCGTGCTCATGCTGTCACCTCCGACCAAACGGACCAAGCGGCGGCCTCATCGTGGACGATCCACTGCCCAGAAGCCCCGCAATTCAGACAGCGCATTCTGTCCCCATCGCCGCCCCATCCATCGGGCAACGACTCCTCGGCAAAAATTTCGGTATTGCCGCCGCACAGATCGCATTCATCGGGATGGCTCCGCCAGACGTTAGCCATTTTCTGCCGCCCCTTTCCCGTCCGGTCGGAGACACCCACGCTCCGAATCCCAAACCTTGGGCATCGCCCCGAAAACCTTGCCGCTCAACTCATGGCGGCCCCGTTCGCCCTGCTTGAACCAGAACGGCACCCCTTTGGTGGCGCAATCCTCGGCCAGGACCTGGGCCCACGCAGGATCAAACGCCCGCTTGCCGGGACCGGTTTCCGCGCCGCAGATCACCCAGTCTATGAGGGAACTGGAGAGCATTTCCCCCTGAAAATACCCACCAAGGGGGCCGGGAACCATGTCCACCGGCCCCAGCATGGGCTCCACGGAAACCCCGCGCAGGGCGAATCCGGCGCGCAACAGCTCGGGGATCCTGGCGTCCGCCATCTCCTGATTTTCCGCCGTCACCATGCCCATGACGTTGGGCAGGGGAGCGGGAAAATTCACGTCCGCCATGTGGCGGTGGACCTGCTCCATGGACTCCACCAGCCGCTCGTGGCGTTTGGTGCACACAAAAAAGAGGTGTTGGGGTGCCATGGCCATGGACCAGAACACATGGTTGATGAACTCCTGGGGCACGTCCGGGTGGAACAGGTCGCCCATGGAATTGACGAAAATCCGCAGGGGTTTTTTCCTGTCCAGGGGCAGGCTAAACCGGTCAGGCCGGAGGGTCACCCGGAACGGCTCATCCTCCGGGTAGCCGAATTTTCCGCGCAACCGCGGATGCTCCGCCGCCCGCTTGGCGTAACAGTTCGCGCAGCCCACAGACGCCGGAGAACACCCCGTGACCGGATTCCACGCCCAGTCCCACCATTTCCCGCTCATGCCGCCGCCCCTTTCGCCAAGACGAAACGCGCCCGGGACAGGCGGATCACGCAGAGCCGGAGGTTTTCCGCCAGGGCCTCCAGGTCCGCGGCCGCCCATGCGGCGTCCCAGGCATCGGAGGCCGCGTCCATTTCCGTTTGCAGGTCCACGGGCGCGGGGAAATCCTCCCCCAACTCGACATGGACGCACGTTTTACGGATTTCCGCGTTTTTCCCCATGATCTCCTCCTCCACCCATCCGCCCACTGGCCGCCCAGACTCCCAGGCCCGCCTTGCCGGGCACACAAACCCGGGGCCCATCTCGCAGTCCGCCAGATCAAACGGCAGGTTGCAGGTGTCGCAGGGGTCGGGATGGGACAGGGTGGCCGTGGTCATGTTCACCCCCCCACCGAAAACCGGGGGTCTGTCCCCATTCCCATGGCCAAATACAGGCCCATCAGGCACTCATCCACCTGGGCGCGCCAGGAGCGGTCCAGGTCGCGGACGCCATCCGCGTGGAGGTGGTCGCCGCGCAGGAACCGGATCTCCCGGTAAACCTCCTGGTGCCGGGCAAACAGGGCGGCCATGGCCTCGGCGTCCCGGGTGAATCCGGCCACGGCCGTGTAGGCCACCGCGTCCAGGGCCGTGCGGTCCACCACCACCAGGTCGTACTGGCGCAGCGCGGCCAGCTCCCGGCTCATGTGGGTGGAAAAAATCCACCGCTGGCCCTCGGGCGTGGCCGCCTGATTGATGGGCCACGGGCACTCCTGGGCCACCTCGCACAGGATGCCCACCGATGCCCCGGGGTGCTCCATTTTCAACGCCCGCGCCCGGGCAAAAACCGCCGTGGTTTTCCCGGTCCCATGCGCGCCCGTGTAGGCGATGATCCGCGCCAGATCAGCCATTGCCGTCATTCTCCCATCCCGGCGCGCCCGCGTACTCGCGGCCGGGAAAATCCCCGGAGTCCCCCCGGGCCTGGGCGCGGACATTGCCGAACCGCACCGAGAACGATTCCTGGAGAATTTCCGTGTCGGTGAGAGGCCCACGGAGACCACAGTTGATTTCGATGGCCCGGGCTTCCCGATCCTTGGCCGGATCAACCCGCCGCGCCCCCCGCTCCATCAACCGGCACATGACCTCCGCCGCCGGGACCAACCCCGCCTCGGCCAGGATCACCCCCAGGCAGGCCAGCACCTCGGCCACCTGGGCAATGGGCAGGTTGACCACTCCGCCCTCCAGGTCGCACACATCGTGCGCCAGCTCCGCCAGATCCACCCGGCCGGCTTGGGTGCGTTTCAATTCCCGCGTGATCTCCGTCATGCCGCCACCTCCCCCGCCGGGGTTTGTCCCGCAGCCGGGGCGGGCGTAGGCCGCACGCGCCCCACGTACCGGAACACGAACCGGCCGCCGGGGCCTTTGGCCTCGGTGACCCGGTACACGTGGCCGCGGAAAGCCGGACGTTCGCCCACCGTGATCATGGGCCCGTGGGTTTTCGCGGCTTTCAGGGCCCCCTTGTGCTGGAGCACCCACTTGCCCTTCAGGACGTTGGCCAGGCGCACCTTGTACACCTGCCCCCGCGCCGCGATCCGCTCCCGATCCTGGAGCAGGCGGTCATCATCCGTGGTTGCGGTGGTAGTCGTTTTTTGCGCCTCAGCCGCAGCGGCCAGGGCGCGCATGTCGGCCAAAACATCCACCCCGGGGTTTACGTTCGCGTTCATTTCCCCTCCCTTCCCGGCCCGATAGGCCACCAGCCGTCATCCGCCCAGCATTTGAGCAGCATCCCGCCCACCACCGCGCATCCGCCGATCCCCAACAGCCCCCGGAACCAAAGGTGGGCCGTGTGATATTGCCCGAATGCGTCCAGGGCCTGGACGAAATGGGCCTCCAGGCCGGTCATATCGTGTCCTCCGGAGGACCGTTGCCGCCGCCAGCATCCCCCCTTTGGCAAAGGGGGGCCTGGGGGGATTTCTTTTTCCGCTTCGGTTTTGGGGCCGCCATGCGCTCCAACAGATCCGGGAACGCCTCCAGAGCCCGAAGCACCCGCATGGAGGCGTAAGCCCCCACCAGCACGGCGCATCCCGGGGGATCCACGTCCCACAGATCGTCCGCCGCCCGGAAAACCCGCCCGGGGATACGCTGGGCGCAGTTCCTGGAGCATCCTGCCGGGCTCCGGTGCGGGCACAGCCGGGCGTCCTGGATTTTCGCCAGATCCGCCAGCCCGATCAGGGCCGTTTTCTCCGTCTCATAGGGCATTTTTTCCCCCTTCCAAATCCAGGCCCATGGCCGCGCAGGCGCGGACGATTTCCGCCCGGGCGGTGTCCAGGGCCTGGACGGACACCCGGGCCATCCCGGTGGCGGTGTGCCGCGCGAAAAACGGGCGGCCGTCCCGGTCCGTGCACAGGTCCCGCACAGCCAGCACCGCGTCATGGGCCCGGGTGGCGTCCCCGGCGGCCAGCAAAAGCCGGGTCAGGGGATCCGCGTCACCCCGGGCGGGCACATCCGCACCCGGTCCCGGCCCCACCGGCGCTCGATGATCCGCCCCGTGGCACGCAAACGGGGCTCCCGGTACGGACCCCATGCCCGCACCTCGCCCAGCTCCACCACGGCCACCGATTGCCGCGCCTCCACCAGCCACCCCGGCCGGGGCCCCATGTTCGTGTCGAACGTCACGCATCTGCGCTCCTCCATTTGGTCCTCCGTGGTCATTCGCGGCCGGCCCGTGGCGCAACCTCCCGGGGAGCGCCACTTCCCCGGAAATTCCCGCCGATGTTCAGGCCGCAGGGTGCCAGCCATCAGACCCCATTTTCCCCTCCCCAGGGGAAACCTTGCCAGGTTGGCGCATGGCCTCGCCGGACCGGCCGCGAAATCCGTTATTCCTCGTGATCCGGGTCCGCTTCCGTGCCGTCCCGGTCCATCGACGCCGCCGCGTCACCACCCAGGGCAAACGCCACCGAATCCGGCACCCCGAATCCCGCCCACGCCCGGATCTCCGCCGCGCCGTCCAACAGCTCGGCCAGCATCCCCGGGTGCGCGTCCTCCAGGAAAAACATCGCCTCGCAGTGGAGGAACCGCGCCACGGTCCAGGGCGTGGCCATGTTGGGATAGCCCGCCAGGTGAAAGTCCGCGCGAATCCGCAGGACCTCTCCCCGGCCGTCCGCCACCCACTCCGCCCCGGGCAGGGTTTCCGCCAGGGTGCGCAACAGAGTGGTTTTGCCGTTGGCCCCGGAACCCACCAGCACCACGGTGCCGGAAAAATCCCCGCGCACCATCTTGCGCAGGTCCATGGCCTGGGCCGCGCCCAACACCTGGTCCAAAAACCGTTCCCATCCGTTTTTTTTGCTCATTGTCCGTCCTCTCCTCGGTTGGCCGTCCACTCCCGAAACCGGGCGGCCAGGGAATCCAAACCGGCGATCACCGCCGCGCCCACCAGGGCCAGCGCCGCCGCCACCGTGCAAACCTCCTCCACCCGGGCCTGGATCGGGTCCATTACGCGCCCGCCTTTCCCACCAGGGCGTGGTACAACCCGCCCAGGGCCACCATGGCATCGTGAACCTCGGCCTGGGCTTTCTCCCGCTCCTTGGCCGACAGTTTGCCGTCCGCCAGGGCATCGGCCATGGCCCCCACAGCCTCCCCGCACTCCCGGGAAACCTTGGCCACGTGCCGGAACAGGTCCGGCGTGGTGGATGTCCCGGCCGGGATGGGCAGGACCATGCAGTCGATGTCCGCGGCCAGGGCCGCCAGCACATCCCGCCCACGATACCGGCGGACGATGTGGAGGAACGCCTGGAGGGTGAGCTGGCGGGCATCGTGGGGGTTGAGGGCGTTGTACACGGTGTTCTCGGCCAGCCCCAGGTCCTGGGCCAGCTCCCGGATGCGGCCCGGGTGGTCCAAAATCAGCGCCTGGAGAGTTTCCCCGAATGTGCGTTTGCCGGTCATTTGCGAATCCCTCTCATCTGGCGCGTTTACAGCCGTTTGTCGGCCCGTTACGATGTGCCAAAATGGGTTGCCCGGTTCGCAGCGGGGAAAGGAGGAACCCCGCTACTTGACCCGTCCGGGCGGCCGGGGACCACTGCCGCCAGTGCCCGGGGCCGCGCACTTCTGCGCCCATGCTCCGGGAGGTTAAGGGGGAAAATTCAGAGTCAGGCCCCGATGATCCCCCCCTTTGTCAAAGGGGGGTTGGGGGGATTTCTTTTTTGTTCCCGACAGTTTCCGGGTGGGTCCGCTTGTCCGTGGAGAGGCAGGCGCAGCAAATGGCGCGGACGCCTTCGGCCGTCTCGAACAACTCAACACACTCGGATGATCCGCAAATTTCGCAATCCATGGATCAGTCCTCCTCTTCGGGCATCCGGTGCAGGCTCATGAACTCCAGGGAGGACCGGCCCGCTGCGAACTCCACGCGGATGGTCACGGTGACCATGCCCGGGGCCGGAGAGTCCGGGGCCCAGGTGGTGACCCGGCGGAAACCCGGAGGCAGGGTGGCGGCGCCGTAGGGCTCCACCTCCTGGGTGGTCACGGTGGGGCAGTCCCCGTCCAGGATGGCGGCCGCCTGCTCCTCCATGGCCGAACCGGCCAGGGTGGTGGCCACGGTGATGTCCCGGGAAAGGTCCCCGGTTTTCCCGATGGTCGTCACCAGCCCAGCCACACCCAACAGCCCCACCAAAAGGATGAGCATGGCGATCATGACCTCCAGGAGGGTGAACCCGGCGGGCCGGGCCACGCCTTGCATGGAGCGCGCATCCGTGGCACCCTGGACGCAACCCCCAACCAGAGAGGAACCCGCCATGACCAAACTCGAAGTGATTGCCACTATTTTGTCTGAAGCCACCGGGACCTCCTTTGAAAACGCACTGGAAACCATGGCCGCCTATCACAAATTATTCCCCGAACAGTCCAGGGACTGGGATGACACCGTTAAAAATCCGGAAGCGGATATGGCCGAACTCCGCAAAGACCTTCCCGGCATCCGTCAGTGGGCGCTTGAAGGCTTGGCCAGATTGGTCAAACCCGGGCATTGACCCAAAAAGCGGCCCAGGAAGTCCCGAACATCGTCATCAGTCATACCCGGGCCAAAGCTCTCCTTCATAAAGGCGATGAACCGCTCAGGTCTCTGTGCAGTGGCCCCATCGGGCCGGGTCTGCATTTTCTCGCTCATGCCGCCTCCTCTCCGTCATCCCGGCGGAGGCCGGGAGCCAGGTCTTTTTCCTGTTCTTGTTTCATGGCGTCCAGGCGTTCTCGGGCTTCCGGGAGGCTGGCTCCCAGGCCCATTCGATGGCAACGCGGACCTGGGAGCCGGAAGATTGGAGGACCTACGGGCAGCAGGGTTTTTGGGCTTACCCTTCCTACCCATTTTCTTTTTCGAGTGACTGGCCATATTTTTTCGTGGCCATCGAAATATCAGAACCAACAGCCTGCCAGTCCTGGGACAAGGCTACGGTGTCCGCCTCTGCGCGCGTGCGAGAGTAATTATACTCATTCAGGGACCCCGCAAAATCCAACAGCCGGGCAACCCCGCCGATGAAACTCGGTTGCGCGAACAAATAAAAACTTCCCATTGTCGCTTCCTTTCTTGACCAAATCCTTTACCAGAAAGGAACACAGGTAAAAGCCTTTGTCAAGGGCATTGGCGATTCCCATATCCCCCAAGCGCCGCAGCAGGCACGGCAGCAGGAGGCTTGGGGCACCCGCAAAACTTGGGGCACACCCCGCGGGTTGTCTCTCGGGGTCAGGGTCATTCTTTATGCGAAAAAGGAATCCCCTCAATATCGCCCCTGATTTTCAAAAGCCTGTCATACACGTCATGGATAACAGCTCCAGGCGTCATTTTGTCATAACCGCCTCGAGCAGCTTCCTTGGCCACTGCAATGGCATCAGCAAGGCTTACATCCCGAATGACCCTAATGCGATCTTCTTGGCCTGACATGGCGAATCCTTTCTGTTTTTGGTTCGGGAAGAGACTGCCACCTTTTTCACGTCTATCACATTTGAAAATCACAGACAACAGTCATTGAACGGAGGACGCCCCGGGCGGCTGATCAGGCCGGACGGGGCGTTTGGTGTTTCGGGGGCGTGTTGCGCGGGAATGGGATGGGTGCCCCATGTCGGCCCGGGGCACCGGGCCGGGGGTGAATCACGGGGCCTTGCCCCGCCGCGCCTCGGTCACGCTCCCCACCAGCCCTTTGCCTTGCCGTGCCCGTAGCCCTTCCACAGGATGACTCCCAGCACCGCCGCTCCGATCACGTATCCCATGGTGTACTCCTCTCCCGCCGGGCTCAGTCCCGGTCCTGTTTGGTCCGCCGCTCGATGGGGCGGCCCGCGTACCACCAGGTGACGCAGGTGGAGAACACGGCCAACAGGCCGTAAAACACCGTCTCGCCCATCTCCACGGCCTTGGCCTGGTTGGCCGTGAGGATCTCCGGGTGGAGATAAAAAAACCAGCACACCGCGCCGGCCATGGCCGTGAGGGCCACGAACGCATAGGCCGTGCCCAGGATGCGGACCCAGCCCCGGGCCACGTCCGTGAGGCCCAGGAGCCCGGCAACGAACCGGCCCCACTTGCCCTTGAACTCCAGGCCCAGGGAATACGTGCGGCGGTCCGTCTCGTAGGACTTGGCCAGGGCCGCGGCCCGGGCCTGTTCCTCCGCCGCGTCCGCCTTGCGGTCCTCGATGCGGACCTGCCCGGCGATGTCGAGTTTCCGCATCTCCAGATCCTGCCGGCGGAGGGCCAGCTCGTGGGCGTTGTCCTGGCGGGCCTTTTTCAAACCCAGCCACTCCTTGCCCAGGGCGCCCAAAACCCCCAGGATGGACCCGCCCCCCAGGGACGCCAGAATCTTGCCGATGATGGCTAAAATGGCCATGGTCAAAAATCCTCCTCGGAAATGGTCAGATCAAACGGCGCGAAATCCGCCGTGCGCATCAGCTCCGACAGGGCGAACCGGGAGGCGAGCACGGCCCATTGACCGGCCAGGGTGCCAGCGTCACGGCCCACCAGGACGCAACCCTCCACGTCAGAGGCAAAACCCTTGTCCACGTCCCCGGCCAGGTTGCCCGCGTGGATGAGCACGTGGGACCGGCCCGGCACGTCCCGGATCTCGTACACCCGGCCGAACCTGGGCGAGTCCCGGATCTCCACCCGGTATGTGCCCGGGGGGATGCAGGACCGGGAGGGCTTGTTCTCCCTCCACGGCAGTTCCAGGGATGGCCAGGAGCGCCCGGCCAGGGCAAAAACCCCGCGCGTTCCCATGTCCCCGCCCGCGTACCGGATGAGGGTTGCGGCCATCATGCGCGGGCCTCCAGGAACGCCACGGGGTCCGCGTGCAGAATCTCCACGTGGATGTGGGCCGGGCAGGGGTGGAGCACCCCCGCGTTTTGCGCGTAGCCGATCAGCTCGCCGGCGGCCACCATCTCCCCGGAGATCCGCCGCACGGGCTCCAGGCACCGGATCTCCACGGCCATGGTGGTGGACTCGATGACCACCGCCCCGAACGGGCCGCCGTGGAGCCGCCGGACAGAAACCACCCGGCCGGCCATGGGCGCCACCACCGCCTGGCCAGGGACCGCCGCGAAATCCGCGCCCCGGTGAAACCCCACCCCGCGCGCCGCGCGGTAATGCCCGCCGGAAACCGGACCGTTGCCCGTGGGGGAGAGGAGCATCATCCGGTGACCGCCTTTCCGCCGTTCAGGAGGAGGCGCACGGACTCGGCCAGGGCCGCCATGCTCTCCCCCTGTTTCTGGATGGCCCGGGTGTTCTCTTTCAAGCCGTCTTTCAGCTCCTGGAAATCCGCCGCGCCGTGGGCGAAATCCCGGCCGCAGGCCGCCACCTGGGCCTCGCAGTGCTGCTCGGTCTTGTCCTGGCGGCGTCCGATGTCGTACACCATGGCCCGGGTTTTCGAATGAGCCTCCAGGACCCGGGCGCACTCCGCGTTTGCCGCCGCCAGGGTTTGGGCCGCGTGGCGTTTCGCCGCCGCGCCCACCGCCGCCATTTTTTCCTGCATGTCGCGCTCCGAATCCCGGACGCACTGCCCGGCGGCGATGACCGCCGCGTCCGCCCTTGTCGTGGCGTCCCTGGCCTGGGCCCGGACCTGGGACACCACGATCAGGCACAGGGCGGCCACCAGACTGGCCAGGATGCCGATGGTGGTCGCCATGGGCCGCGCCCCTACAGGTCAAAACCCGCGTTGCGCGCGGCCGCGTCCAGGGCCCCGGCCACCACGGTGATGGCCGAAACGGTCACCGGCACCAGGGGCGTGTGTCCCGCGTACAGGGTGCCGTCATCCGCGGTCTGGGCCGTGCAGGACGCGGAGGAGCCGTCCGTCCAGTCCCCGCCCGAAACCCGGTACCCGGCCACGATGTTGCCGCCCACCTCGCCCGCCACGCAGAGCAGAAAATCCGTATCCGCCGCCACGGCCGGGAGGGTCACAGCCGCGAATTTGGCCACGTCAAACCGGGCAATGATGCTGGCATTGCCCGCGCCGTCCGACACCACGTACAGGGCGGAGTTGGGCTGGTCCTGGGTGGACACCAGGGCGTGCCACCCGGCGGGCATGTCCGCCAGGGCCACGCCAAAACGCGCCTTGACGATGAGGGTCCAGGCGTCCGCCAGGGCGGTGGACACCTCGGCCGGGGTGGTGTGGGGGTACGAGTCGATGGGCCGGGTGTCCGTGCCGCCGGAGGTGCGCACCAGGGATCCGGGCCAGGCCTGTTGCTCCGCCTGCACGCCCCAGGCGTAGCCGGTGACTGCCGCGCCGTCCCCGGAAAACGCCCCAGGCCCGCCCGGGAGGATCACGGGAATGGCCACCAGGGACCCGGCGGGCACCGTGATCTGGGCGGAATACCGGTACCAGCCGGAGGCCAGGGCCTGTTCCCCGTGGGCGTCAATGTCGTTCCCCGCCGGGTACCAGTCGCCGGAGGCCACGAACGCCCCGGCGGACCATGCCGCGTACACCGCGGAAATGGCCCCGCCTCCATCGGCAAACACAAGGGCCAGGCCCTGGACCGCCTCGGCCCCGGCCTTCATGTGCCCGGAAATCCACAGCAATTCCCCTGGGGTCACGGCAAAAGCCGCCGCGTTGGCGATGGCGTAATGCACGTTCATGTCCGCGGAGGCCACCAGCCCGTCCGCGTTCACCCCAGCCATGGGGGAGGCGGTGGCCCCGGAGGAGACCGCCACCAGGGAGAGGGTCCAGGAGGCGCCGTCCAGGAGGTCCGAGTCCTGGACCAGGTTTTCCCCGGCGGGCTCGATGAGGATGCCGGCGGGCGTGATCCGGGCCGTGTTGGCCGGGACCTCCACCACCGCGCCGGCGCCGTCCACGTAGGTGGCCGCGCCAGCGCGCACCACCGTGCCGGGCCACGCGGAGGTTCCGTCAATGGCGAGAATGACCGCCGGGGCCAGGTCCAGCACGGTCAGCGCCGCCTCGCCGGACAGGCCGCCAAACGTGGCCGTGACCGTGGCCGCGGTGTCCCCGGCCACCAGCTCCGCCGTGAGCACGCCGGCCACCACAGAGGCCGGGCCGTCCACGGACCACTCGGCCGTTGCCGTCACGTCCGCCGTGGAGGCGTCCGTGTAAACGGCCGTGGCCGTGTAGGCCCCGGTCAGGCCCTCATCCACGGTTGCCGGGCCGGAGACCGTGACCCCTGACAACACCGGGTTCTGGGCCCGGGTCAGGGCGGCCGGGGTCAGGGCCGGGGATGTCAGGGCCGGGGCGGTCAGAGTCGGGCTTGTCAGGGGCATTTCGTTCCCTCCAGGTTTCCCACCCCATGACCGCCAGCCAGACCGGCCAAAAGGCCAGCCAGCCCGCGAGCCGCAGGGCGTCCATGGGTCAGATGTTCCAGTAGGCGGCGAGCGAAAACACGGCCCGCTCCACGCTGGACCGCACAAAGTCCCCGTAAATCGTGGTCCCCTCGTTGGGCCACGGGCAGTCGATGGTGTCCGTGGTCGGGGCGGTGACCTCCGTGGCCACCAGATCGTGGGCCCCGCCCGGGATGTTTGCGGCAAAATCGGAGCTGTTCAGCGTGTCCACCAGGGACCCGGGGACCTCGCCGTCCGTGACCACGGTCCCGCCCCAGCCGCTCCATTCGATCATGCCGCCGGACGCGCCGGAACAGGACGGGGAGACCGTTCCGTCACAGTTCTGGTCCCACAGCCACCGCCAGTTCTGATCCTCCCCGGCCGCCAGCACGCCCCACCCGACACGGTAGGGCACGGAGGACCGGACCGTCAGCCGCCGGGTCATCACCGCCGCCAAATTCATGAACAGGGTGGACGCCTGGATCTCGGCGCCGGTTTTCACCCACAGCTTGTCCGTGGCCAGGGGGTTGTAATTGGCCAGGGCGTCGCACCGGATGTCCGTTTCCGCTCCCGAGTACTCGGGCACATCCTCCACCCACTCCAGGGACACGGACCAGTACGGGATGGTGTCGGACAGCACGCCCATCTCCACCAGGTCCGCCGCGTCCCACTGGTCCGCGGTCTTGTACCGGAGCGGATATTGCGTGGTCAGCCCGGCCGTGCAGGAGTACCGGACCCAGTACCGGCCCAGCTCGTAATCCGCCTGATTGTCCAGGGTCACCAGCCAGGCCCCCAGATCCGCGTCCCAGGTCTTGGTCACGTCCAGGGGGTTGGCGTCCGCGTCATAAACCTGCACGTTCACGGAGGCCATGTCCGAGTCCGCCGGCGTGCCGTCCCCCCGGGTCAGGTGGAGAACGAACCCGCACGCCCGGGGCTCCTTGCGGAACCCGATCACCCGGGGCGCGCTCCAGTCCTGGTCCACAAACTCCACCAGCACCTCATCACCCAGGGAGAAAGCGCCCGCGTTGCAACTCATGTACGAGACCGGGACCCGGAGCAGGTGGCCCGCCTGGTTGACGTCAAGGCCCTGGGCCAGGCTCTTGGACTGGGACAGGAGCAGGTCCGCCGTGTTTGCCGCGCGGTCTATGGCCAGGATGGTGGCGTGGCGATAGGTGGGGAACCACTTTTCCCAGCCGGGCAAAAGGGCCATGTGCAGCACGGCGGAGGCGGCCGACAGATTGAACGGCCGGTTGACCCGCCCATGGTCCGCCTCGGCCCAGGCCGCGCCATCCTCGTAACCGGGCCGGATCTGGACCTCGGACCGGAACCCGGGAAACTCCACCAGGGCCACCTCGCCGGACAGGTTTTCGCTTCTGTCCGCGCACCAGGCGGAGGCGGTCCGGGCCATCAAAAGGGATTGGCTGTACAGGGCCGCCCGGCTTTTCTGGAGGGTGGCCAGGGACAGGCGCATGAGGTTTTTCCGGTCGCCCTCGGGTTCCGCCGCGATCTGCGCGGACAAGTCCACAATGCGGCCGGCCATGGCGGACAGATCCGCCTCGATCCGCTCCGTGGCGTAGAGCAGGCGCACCAGATACCGGCCGCCGTCTCCGCCGGATATGATCTCGCCGCGTCCCATCAGGGCACGAACCCTTCACACCATTGCCCGCGGATGAGCTGGTACAGCTCGGCCGTGGGGCTTTTGCGCCATTCGATTTGCTGGGCCAGCACGTAATGGGTGGCCGCGCCAACCGTAAACGCCACCATGTCCCCGTAGGCGATGGCCGGGACCGGGGTCGAAAGATGCACCCAGGACTCCTGGGCCACGGCCACGATTTCCGCCGCGTAAAAATACCGGTAGTGATTGAGCCGGAAGGAGGCCGCCGAAACCGCCCGGACCGTTGGCGCGTAGGGCGCGACAAAAGACGGGCCTGGGCCCAGGGTGTACGGGGCCATGGCCGGGGGCTGCCACTGGACCGGAGGCCGGACCGGGGGCATGGCGTCCAGGCCCAGGTCCACCTCGGCCTCGGTCGGGCTGTGAGACTCCAGGCTGATGGAGTCGCCGGCGGCATCGTAATCGTCCAGGGTCAGGGACAGCACGGGGGCGCCGGAAACGGACAGCACGTGGGCCGCGCCCTGGCCGGCCGCCACGATGGCGGGCAGATAATCCGCATCCTCGCAGACCACGGTGAGGGAATCGTTGGCGTAATAGGCGGTGAATCCCGGCATTCCCGGCACCGGCATCAACTGCACCGGGCCGATGATGGCCGCGATCTCCGTCACCGGCACCACTCCGCCGGCCACCGTGTGCCCCGTGTGCTCCGTGGACGCCATGGCCGTGTCTCCCTCCTGCTCCTCGCTGATCTCCATGGACCCGGAAACCGCGCCGTTTTCGGAAATGCTCATGTTGTAGGACACCGCGCCCACGGTGATGGTGTCGCCGTCGTAGGTCACCGCGTCCCCGGGCCGGACCTCCGGGTCCAGGACCCCGCACCGGAACCGGGCGGGGGCGGAAAGCTCCCGGTAATTCACTCCGTCCGCCGCGATGTCCCACGCCTTGGGGGAAAAGGTGATGGTCTGGTGGCCGGTCAGGGAAATGCTTTGGGAGTTTGCGCCCTCGTAGGGTTTCGCCTCCTCCAGGTCCACCCACAGAATGGGGGCGTCATGGACGTGGGCCGCGTCCTGCCACCGGCGGTACACGATGAGCCGGCCGTCTATCCGCGCGGCGATGTCCGCCGCCAGGGAAAGCCCGGGGGTGACCACCTGGAGATACGAGGGGGAGCCGTTGCGGACCCGGGCCGAAAGGGACTTGATGGGGATCTCCAGATCCGGAAGGCCGGGCGCAATCAGCACGCAGACAAACCGGGTCAGGGGGTTGGCCCATCGGAACAGGTCCGGGTCATCCGCAGCCGGGGAGACCGTCAGCGCGGCCGGCAGGGCAGCCAGGTCGCCCGACAGCTCGCCGTCCGCATCCGGGGAGACCGTGACCGTGGCGGCCAGGGAGGCCAGGTCGCCCGACAGCTCGCCGTCCGCATCCGGGGAGACCGTGACCGTGGCGGCCAGGCCGGACAGGTCCTGGACCACGCCCACAACCGGCGAACCGGCCGGGGAGACCGTGACCGTGGACGGCAGGGCGGCCAGGTCGCCCGACAGCTCGCCATCCGCAGCCGGGGAGACCGTGACCGTGGCGGGCAGGCCGGACAGATCCTCCTCCACGCCGGGCGTCCAGGTCACCGCCAGCACCGCATACCCGGAGCCCGCGTTAAACGAGTAAAACTGCCTGTACCCGGAGTCGTCCGGGCCATCCATCAGCATCAGGCACACCGCGTTGCCGGAGGACCAGCCGGCGCGGTCCACAACCTCCTGGAGCACGGCGGCCAGGTTTCCGCTCGCATACGAGTTGCCCGCAGACCACCCGGTCAGGGTCCAGTCCACGGAGGCCGTGGTCAAAACCTTGGCGTCAAAGGTCGCCACATCCGTGGGCGCGGCCGCGTCGTCCTCATCGCACAGGTGGATGGTGGTGGTGAGGGTGTTCACCCCGTCCGTGCCGTAGCACTTGAGGGTGAGCACGGCGGAGGTGATGGTGGAATACCGGGGGATGGCCACATTCGGCAAACGGATGAACGCCTGGGACAGCGGGCCATACGACAGGGACGCGAACACCGCGGCGGAGTCGAATTTGGGCGTGCCGCCATCGATCCACCGGATGCCGTCGTTTTCGCCCGCTCCCGGGTTGAAATTTCCGCTCGCCATGAGGAACGCCCCCGCCTACACCACCGGAATGACGAGGTTTTGGAGGGCGAACACCAGCCCGTCCGGCGCAGTGAGGTCGCTGGGAAACTCCCAGGCGCACACCACGGTGTCGTCCCCGGTGGTGTCGTCGATGAGCACCGCCGCGGAAACCGGGCCGATGGCCCCGCCGGAGGCGGTCCAGGACACGTCATCGCAGGTCAGCACCCCCCGGTCGTTCACGTCGTCCTCGGCCCATACCGGGGTGGTGAGGGCTTTTGTCTTTTGGGTGTAGCCGAACCCCGTTCCCAACTCGGAGGCGGAGATGTCGGCGTAGGTGGCGTCCGCGTCCTTGTCGAACGTGTAGCCCGTGGCCATGAGGATCAGGATGAACGAGTCATTGGCCATGTCCACGGCCTTGGCCCCGAGCTGAAATTTGAAATGGTTGGAGACGGTGACGGTGACGGGCATTTTCGGGGCCTCCTAGGCGCTCAGTTTTTCCATGACCAGGACCGTGCACGTCAGGGTGCCGTCCTGAAAGTCATGGTCCTGGATGGTGCCGGAAAAGACGCCGGCCGGTTGGGCGAACCTCAACAGGGTGTAGGCGGAAAACAGGTGTTGCACGGTGGCAGCCTGGGCGGCGGTGGCGTTTCTGACCTCGATGTCCCAGGTGCGGTCCGCCACGGATGTGCCCAGGTGGACCATGACCGCGCCGCCGTCCAGGGTGGGGACCCGCTGGACCCGGGCGGATTCCTGGCCCAGCCGGGATTTCCGGGAGGCCAGGAGGCGGACCGCGCCGTCCGGATCGGAAACGAACGCGGAAACGGTGATGGGGATTCCCATGGTTTATCCCAATCCCAAAAATTCGAACCCGTCCGCATTGGCCCGGACCTGGAGTTTGGTGAGAATCCGCCACATGAACGCCTCGATCTCCGGCTCCATGCCGTCCGCCGAAATTTTCACCAGGGCGTCCCCGCGCCGCATGGCCTCCATTTTCGCGCGGAGCAGGGCCACCTGGGCGTCCGTCAGCTTCATCTGGTTCACGGCCAGCATCTCCTGGAGATCCATTTGCCGCTCGATGTATTCCCGCATGTTGTTGAACTGGATGGAGGACATGTCCCCCAGGCCGCCGAATATGGACTCCAGGACCCCGGACGCCTCGCCCAGGGCATCCACGTTGCCCTTCAACGCAGCCATGGCCACCTCGGCCGCGTTGGTGTCCACCGTGGCCTTGAACTCCAGGCCCTTGGCAATCACCCCGGCCGCGGCCTCGATCCGCTTCATGTCCACGTCCGCCTCGATCCGCAGGACGGACACGGAAAAATCCTTGGCCAACTTTTCTTTTTCCAGGGCCAGCTTTTCCCAGTCCAGTTCCGGCTTGATCTTGACCTTTTTGTCCCCGGTCATGGCATCCAGCGCGGCCTGGCCATCCTTGGAGAGAGATGGATTGATGACCAGTTTCGCCACAGAACCTTCCTTGGACCAGTCAATGAATCTCCGGACGTCCGGGTCTTCCTCCAGGCCGACTTGAAAGGCCAGGGAATGCCGGGTCAAGGTCTCCTGGAGCTTTTGCCGGGCAGCTTGAATGTTCGCCTCGGCCTTGGCCTCATCCACTTCCGGAACAAGGTTCAAACGGAACCCCTTGTCCAGGAACTCAATAAGCCCTTCCGCGCCGTCTTTGATAAATTGGAACTTGTTCAGGGCGGTGCCGATAACCCATCCTTCTCCGAAAACAAGGGCACCCGTGCCCAGGAACTTCAGGCTTTTGGTTACCAGGCCCGCCGAACCGTTGATGTCCGTCAGCCATGTACCCAACTTGCCAAGGTCCCGAAGACCGGCCGCCATTTGCGCCCCGGAAAAGACCAACAGGGCCGCGCCAAGCGAAGGGAGGATTTTCAGGAAGGAATCGATACTTTTGGAAAGACCGAGAATATGCCCCATCAAATCCTGGGTTTCTTTGTCCAGGCTGTTGAATTCGGATATTCCCTTTCCGATGGCCTTGAACAGGGGGTCCATGCCTTTGATGATGCCGGAAACGACATTTTGCAGGCCGGTAATGGCATCAACAATCCCCTGGATGGCATCGGCCAATCCCTTGGGGGTGGACAGGTCCAGCTTGCCAAACATGGCCTCCAGAGCGCCACGGACACTTTTTCCCAGGTTCTCCAGGGAAGACAGCAGCTTGGAGTAATCAACTTCTTTCAGGGCTTCAGGAATGTTTTTGGCAATTCGCCGCATTGCCTCGGCAATTTTTTTGCCCACGGCTTCAAGCTCGTCAAACAATGGATCAAAAGCACCATCGTTGAAGGCGACAGAAACCTGTTTGAAGACTTCGCCAATGGCTCCGGCAATGTCTTTCCATTCATCTATGATCTTGTCCCCGAACTCCACAAGGTCCGCCTGAATGTTGTTCCACAGCTTTTGATTGATGATTTTGAAATTCATGGCCATTTTTTCATAGGCCTTTTCCGTGGCCCCGGCCGCGTTCTGCATATCCTCCAAAGCTTTGGCGAACTTTCCTGACGTATCCCCGGCAAGGGCCAGAACCGAATTCAGGGCCTCCACGGGGCCAAACAACTTGCCTATGACCGAAATATTGCCGTTGGTGGCTTCCCATATGTTTTGGAGAAAACCGGCGAAACCTTGGGATTTGAGGGCCGTAACATCGAACTGAAGGCCCAGGCTTTCGGCCGTTTTGGTGGCCTCGGCAGTCGGCTTAATGATGGCCGAAAGGGCGCCCTTCATGCCGGTGATGGCCTGGGACGTAGGTTGCCCCTTGGCCGTAAGGGCGGCAAGGGCCGCGCCCACGGCCTCAATGGGAACTCCGGCATTCGCCGCCGTGGTCGTGATTTGAGAAAGGCCACCCGCCAGCTCCGGGAGCTGGACCTTGCCGTCCCGGACGATCTGGAAGAAAACATCCGAATACCGCCCGGCTTGGTCCACACCTTCCCCGTAGGCGTTCAAACTGGTGGCCAGGAGCACGGTTGCGTCCTTCAGGCCCGCCTTGCCTGCTATGGCCAGCTTCTCCGCCTGGGCCACCTGGCCCAGGGCATCCTTGTAATCCGCGCCCGTGGAAATGGCCTCATAGACCGCTGAATTGATTTCCTCGATGGCAAAACCGGAGTCTCGGGAGTAATCAAGGATCTCTTTCCGAAACCTGGCCAGGTCCTCCCCCGTGGCGTCCGTGAGGGTGGAAATTTCGTTGAAGCTGTCTCCGAACTTTCCAGACGCATGAACGGCCAGGGCCAAGCCACCCGCCGCCAGGGCAGCCAGGGCGCCTTCAGTCTTTAGGATTTTATCCGAGAAATCCGCCAGGGGCCCGGTTACGGACGAAACCCCGGCCCCGAACTTGGAAAACCGCTCCTCCGCGCCCTTGAGGACCTTGGACACCCGGTCCTCTCCAGCCAGGATCACTTTGACGGTGCGTTCCAGGTCGCCCATGGTCTATCCCTGCCCCTCAGCCGCGCGGCGGGTGTTCAGGTCCTCGAAATACAGCTCCCACAGTTGCAGCTCGTCCCAGGTGAAAAACCCCTGGGGGAAAAGGTCCGGCCTGATCTGGTACAGAAACGCCCCCTGCCGGTCGGCCATCATCATGGCCGCCCTTATTCCGGGCTGCCGCCAGAGGGCTTGGATTTTCCCGGCTCATGCCCCATGCCGGTCAGGGCCAGGGAGGCGTCCGTGATCCGGAAGAACTCCACGGGAAAATCCCGGAGCATGGCCCGGGCCATGTCGTCATCCGCCACAGGAGACATGCTGCCCAGGGTGAACACCGTCATGCGCATGGCGATGTCCCGGCCCGCGTCCTCGGCCAGCATCTCCCGGATGGCGGTGGCCTCCGCGCCCGTGGCCGCCGTGGCCAGGCCCTCCAGGAGGTTGACCCGGCGGCCGTATTCATCCGCCGCAAACCGGGCCCGGGAAAACTCCTGGCCCGTGAGGCCGCGAACCCGCCAGGCGGCCGGTTCCCCCGCCTGAAAATATTCCTTCAGGTGGGAAACCGGCACGTCCTGGGTCCGGGGCTGCCGCTGTTCGTTGCAGAATTTCCCGGCGTCAAAGGGCATGGTTTACGTCCTCACGTCCTGGGCCGCTTCCATGGCCGACACGGTGATGGCCGCCTTGACGGACCCGCCGGCGGGCCAGGAGCGGGCCTTGGCCAGAAAGCCGTTGCACCGGACATGGGGCGTCTTGGCGATGTTCTGGAAAAACTTCACCCACCGGCGGTCACCGCAGGCCCGGATCAGGGGGTCCGTGATGCCGTCGTTGCACAGGGCCGTGAACCCGCCCTGGCCCAGGGAGGTGGACACGCTGTTTTCCACGCCCCCGTAAAACTGCTCGGAGGACACGGACCGGCTCTCTTCGGGCACGGTCATGTCCATGGCCTTGGGCGCCCGGGCAAAGTCCCCGGTTCCCACCGCGTAATACTGGGCATACACGGCCTTGGCCGTGGGGCCCACGTGGGACAGGGGGAGGGCCGCCTGGAATGTCACGCCCGCCAACTGGGGCACGCCGTTCTCCACCGGGCCGATGTTCTCCACCCAGGTGGGGTACTCGCTCATCTCGCAGTGCTGGCCCTCCACCGCGAAAATCTCATCCGCCGTGACCGGAGCGGCCACGTTGGAGGTCATGCGCACCTGGGCAATCTCGATGTCACCCACCGGGATGAGGGGCGGCCCGCCGGCGGCCGCGCGTGTTTCGGAAAACGCCACGCCGTCCGTCCCCGCCAGGATGGCCACGGCCCCGGCGGAGGTGATGGTCACGGAGTTGATGATGTGCGTGTCCGCCGCCACGGCCCGGGTCACGGTTTCATCCGCAGCCGCCACCACCGTGGTGAGCACGCCGGCCAGGTAGGCGGTGAGCCCGGCCACGTCAATTTTGTTGTTGGTGCCGGACACCCCGGGGGTGACCGCGCCGCCGGTCATGAGCCCGTCCGGATGGACCGCGGGCTCCTTGCCGGACGCCATGGACCAGAGATAGGCCGCGCTCTCGAACGTCTGGTGTCCGCCGTCATCGGTCAGGGCCACCATGGGGACCAGGGCCTGCCCGGCCTCGTAATACACCGCGCCATTTTCGGAATTGCTCATTTGCCTTTGCCTCCTACTCGTTGTTGAAGGGATTGCCGCGGGCCGTGCGGTAAATCACCGTGAACACCGCCGCCACACTGGTTAGGGTCTCGCCCGCATCCGGGTAGGATGTCGGGCCGCCGGACGTGTAGGTGATGCCATCAGCCAGGGAATCGCACACGCGCTCATCCGCCGTCTGGCCCGTGGGCCCGGCAGCCGTCACCGCAGCCGCAGGGGCCCCGGACAAGCGCAGGACCTCGGAGGGGAAAAACGGTTCCGCCAGCCGCCGGACGGTGAGGGTCCCGGCGGCGTCTCCGCCCGCCCATGACCCGGCGGCCAGGTTCACCCCGGCCACGTAGCCGGACAGGCCGGACGTGGCCCCGGTCACCGTGTCCCCCACGGAGATCTCCACGGACCCGGACGCAAACGGCACGGTCCACACCGTGGCAGTGAACGCCTCGATGAAGTCCCCCAGCATCCGCTCAGCCACCACGGAGGGGTTTTCCTCCCCATGCTCCATGACGCCCTGGACCGTGATGGACCACGCAAACTCCCCGCCGGAATAATCCGCGCCCTGTTCCTCGGTATCCGGCCAGATCCCCACAAACCGCTGGGGCTCGGCCGGTGGGATGAACACCATGGCCTGGGCCCGGTACACGGCAGGGACCGTGCCCGGGAGCCCCAGGTCCGTGGCGTAACCGTTCGCGGTCCGGATCTCTCCGGCCGTGGTCACAAACCCCTGGATGATCCGCTCCCGGATGGTGTCCATCATTTCGCCCCAATCTTGGACATCTCAAAATCCAGTTCGCGCATGAAATTTTTGTGGAACAATTCCAGGGCGTCGATCTGGATAGGCTTGATCACCGGCTCATCCCCCAACACGTCCGCCACAGAGGAGGAGAACACCTCATGGATGGGGAGCCGGTGAACGCGCGCCTTGGAAAACCCGCCTTTTTTCGCCCGGTCGAACACGCCCAGGGAGCTCCGCTGCATGGAGATCCCGCCGCCTTTGACGCGGACCGGCATATCGGCAAAAAAGGCGTGGGGGATGAATTTCCACCCCTCGGCCTTTTTCACGCAGACCCGGATCCCCGCGTTGGTGGGCCGGGCTCCGAACAGGACAATGGGCGTGGGCGCGTGCCAACAGGTTACAGATGCCGCCGGGTTCTTGAAGTTGGCCCGGCGGATGGTCATGGTGCCCTTGATGGCGGACACCTTCAGGTTCAAAATTTTCGCCACAGCCCTGGACGCCTGGGCCCGGACCGTCACCACCGTGCGGTTGGCCGCCCGGCGGCCGACATTGGCCACCCCGTTCCGCACACCCACCAAAGCCGCCACAGCCGCCGCGCGGTCCTGGGGGTCCACGTCCAGGCTGGTCACGTTTACGGATCTCATTTCACCACCGCCCGGAAAATTCTGCCGTCGTTCTCCAGAACCCGGGGCGTGAGGGTCACGGTCTCGGTGCCCACCACGAAAACATCCCCGGCCTGGGGCGCCCTGGACAGGTCCGGGATCACCACCTCCAGGGTCCGTTCCAGCTGGGAAACGGAGGAGGGGTAACCCTGGGGCGCGTCAATTGCCTGGGTGTCCAGGTCCACATTGCAGGCCTCGGGCGTGCCGGAAAGGCCGCCCGGGTAAAACAGGGCGGATTCCCCGGCCTTGGCCTTGATGGACCTCTCGGCCCGCAGCATGTCGGCCGCAAAGGTCACAGCGCTACGCCTCCCCGGAGCAGATGAAGGCGGACCAGGTGGTGCCCGCCGGGTTGATCAGGGCCGGGGTGAATTGCCACTCCGCCACCAGGCCCGTGAACTGTTGCAGATAGGCCGTCGGGTCCGTCAGATCCACGGTGCCGATGGTGGCGAACTCGGAGGCCCCGGGCGTCCGGATGGCAATGGCCAAGGTTCCGGCGGTTGGCAGGCCGGAAAGCTCCAGATGCACCTGGTGGAGGGTGAACCGGTCCGCGACCTCGCTCTCCACGGTCTCGATGCCATCCGCCAGGGTCTTGCCCTCGATTTTCAGTTCCGCGATTTCCGGCATGATGCCCTCCAGATTTAGGTCCCCGGGCGGAGGAACCCCCCGCCCGGGGAAACCCGTTTAGGCCGTGTAGCCCTCCACCAGGACAGCCGGGCGGCAGCACATGGGCAGCAAATGGCTTTGGCCCTGGAGTTTCCAGCCGCGGCCGGAACCGGGCTCAACCTCCCACTGCTTGGCGTAGTAGAGCTGGCCGGGGGTGTTCACGGTCTCCTCATAGTCGGCCGGGCCCTGAACCAGCTTGAAGGTGTCCGTGGTTCCCACCGGGTAAAACCGGGCCTTTTTCGCCCCCACGAAACGGACGGTGGAGCCGGCCGCGTTGGTGGCCTTGGCCGAATATTCCCGGAAGGTGATCCCGCCAAAGGGGAAGCTTTTCCGGGGGTCCCCGCGCAGCTCGGCGGACGCCGACCAGTTCAGGAACTTTTCCTTGACCAGGGGGTGGCTGATGAGGGCGTCAAAAAACTCCGGGGAGCACTTGCAGTCCACGCCCGTCATGCGCTCGCCCTTGAGGTTTTCCTCGATGTGCCGGATGACGTAACGGCACTTGGCGGACACGTCCGTGGTGGTGGTGCCCAGAATGAAATCCACGGATTCCTCGGAGATCCCAAACTTGGTGAACAGGTTCACCAGGACGGTGGAGTCCGCGTCCAGGATCTGGCCCTTGATGGCTCCGGCCAGGAGGTGTTCGTGGGTGATGTCGAACTTCTTTTTCATGGCCGCCAGGCGCTTGGTCATCTCGGCCGCGTAGGTGTTCAGCTCCGCGGAGTTGAAGGCCCGGACGCCCTGGATGGCCGCCGGCAGGATGGTGTCGTTGTGGATCAGGTGGATGAGCTGGAACGCGATGGCGTCCCGCTTGGCGTGCTTGGCCTCGGAGCCCGGAGCGCCGTAGGGCGCGGACGGGATCAGGTTCAGGACGCCGTTTTCCTGCTCCACCCAAAAGTCCTGGGTGGCGATGGGCTCGGGCATAAAAATGCCTTCGTCCATCAGATCGGAATAGAGGTTGGGCAGGGACTGGATGCCCTGGGTGAGGCTGTACAGATTGAAAGCGTCAGCCGCGAAGGGGTTCAGGGTCACAGGCATGGTGGCCTCCTTGTTCACCTTGGAGCGGACCTCCCAGCCCGCGCCAAGGTGAAAAAAATGGGTTTAGAGCTGGATGCGGTTCGTCATGCCCACGGCGGCGAGCTCGGCCAGGGCCTGGGTTTTCTGATCAACGGTGATGCCGGCGGGCCAGGTCAGGGCATCGGACACGATGACCGCGTTCCGGACCACCGCCACCCCGGCCACGTCCGCCAGGCTGGCGTCATAGGCCGCGATGGTGATGCCGTAGGCCACCTGGGACCCGTCCACGGCCGCGGGGTCCAGCTCCACGCACTTCCCGGAGCCGGCGGCCACGGTGATGGTGAACGTGTCGCCCGCGATGAAATCGGCCGCGCCATCGGTGAGGGTGAAATTGATCTGGGCGTTGGTGTAGGCCACCCCAACCGTGGCGGCAGGGAGCGCCTGGCCGTTGGGGGCCAGGACGTTGAACGTGCCCGCGTCATGATCCGCTTCGGCCACCACCACCGTGAACGTGTCGCCCGCGATGAAATCGGCC